ACCTCTAATCCGATTGTAGCTGGTCTTTTAAATAAGCGTTATGATGAACAATTTGGTTTGCAAGAAAAATGGTCAATCAAATTAGTAGATTTTATTGACGAAGATGCTGATGCAGAACAATTAAAAAATATGTTTTATAATATTTTTACCTTCAAAAAGTATATTGAAAAAACACAGAAAGGGGTTATAATTTAAATATGAAAATTGCTATTAGTGGGGCTCATTGTACAGGTAAAACAACATTAGTAAATGCTTTAAAAGACTCTGGTAAATATACTGATTTTATTTTTAGGAGTAATCTTTTGAGGGGATTGAAAGATATGGGTATTCCTATCAATGAAAATGGTAATACAGTCACTCAATTATACGTCATGACTAAATTTTATGAATTTGCTCATGTCCCTGGAGATGCTATTTTAGATCGTTGTGCGTTGGATGGTTTGTCTTATACTATGTATTTTTACGACGAAATGAATAAAGAAATGCAAACAGTATTTCAAAAACTCTTTGAACAAACCATTCACAAATATGACGCTATTTGTTATGTTGAACCTGAGCTACCTTTAATTGATGATGGTGTTCGTTCTATAGATAGAAATTTTTATGATACCGTTGTCATGAATTTTGAGAATTTGATTAATTCCTATGAAATTCCTGTTTACCGTATTTCAGGAACAGTCGAACAAAGAGTTAAACAGGTTTCTAAAATTATTAAAAAAGTTCAAAAAGAAAAAGAAACCGGATTCGAACTTTAGTGCTTTATTAAAAATACAACAATAAATTAAAATCATGGAAACAAAAACAAACCTAGTAGTATTCTTTGATACAGTTGGTCGCACTGTTATCGGAGAAAAAGTAGACAGCGACTCAAATGACAAGATTCTTGCTGTTAAAAACCCAGCAGTAGTTCATATTTCACCAAACCAACAAACTGGTCAACTAACTCTACAAATTCTCCCTCTCTTCTTCAAAGAATTTTTAGCAGATAAGACAACAGCAACTGTTTGGAATTATAAAAAGGATTTGATTACTGAATGCAAAGACATTGTTTTTGACTTCAAGTTGCAAGCTCAGTATCAACAACTATTTTCGGCAGCGCCAGTCGCACAACAACCACAAAACGGTGGTGATGTTGTAAAATTGTTTGATGACGAATAAAAGTAAAAAAACATAACACTAAAAAGACCTTCTTTTTGAAGGTCTTTTTTTTTTATTCTCTTGAAAAAAATATAATCGATGTTAATATTTTACTTGTATGCCAAAAAATGAATTAGATAACCTAAAAGATATATTTAAATCCGTAGACGCTCTTAATCCTGATGCTGAAATCCTAGATGCATCAACACTATCAACAGCAGATGATTGGATTGATACAGGATCTTATGCTCTTAACGCTATTATTAGCGGTTCTGTTTATAAAGGTATTCCTTCGGGAAGAATTACGGGTTTTGCTGGACCAAGTATGGCAGGTAAAACTCTTATCATGAACAAGATTATGGCGAATGCTCAAAAGAAAGGTTACATTCCTGTAATTTGGGATTCTGAAGTTGCTGTTGATAAGAAGAGTGCACAGAATGTAGGAATGGATACTTCTCGTGTAAAATACTATCCAGTAGAAACCATTGAAGATTGTAGAAATCAAATGTGTACGTTTTTGGATAACGTAATTAAAGCTAGAGAATCAAACCCAGATCTTAAATTTATTGCAACTATTGATTCTTTAGGCAATTTGGCTTCAGCTAAAGAAATTAAAGACGCAGCGTCTGGAAAAGAAGCGGCTGATGTTGGTCAAAGAGCAAAAGCTATTAAGTCGATGATGCGTGTATTGACATATAAAGCAGCTAAAGCTAAGGTTCCTGTTTTGTTTTCTAATCACGTTTATGAAGGAATGGAAATGTTTCCGACATTAGTTAAGAGTCAATCAGGCGGTAAAGGACCTATTTACTTGGCTTCTGTTCTAGTTCAATTGAGTACACGTAATGAAAAGACAGCAGACAACCCAGAAGAACAATCAGTAGCTATTGCACATAATATTTCCGGAGTCACTTTGGGTGCTTTAACAGTTAAAAATCGTTTTGTTCCTAACTACCTTAAAACAGAACTATATCTTAATTTCAAAACAGGCCTTAATAAACACACTGGACTATTTGATATAGCTGAAGCATTTAAAGTTATTGAAAAACCTGGACGTACAGTTATGTATAAAGGTGAAAGTTTAGGATATCGTAAAGATTTGGAAAATAATCCTGAGTTTTGGACAAAGATCATGCCTGATTTGGAACAAGCTTTACAAGAAAACCTCTGTTATGGTAAGAGTTCTGCTAGTGAAATTGAAGAAGAAGTTGATAATATCGAATAATGCATTCCGAATCCAAATTAGACCTGGATTACTACGAAAATATTATTCTTTTCAATTCTCTTCTTAGTCAAGAATATCTAGCTTCTATTGTTGAACACGTAGATATATCCTATTTTAATGATAAAAACATTAAAATTGTTTTTAAAAATATTATATCATTCTTCAAAGAACGTGGTGCAGTACCATCTTTGACTGAAATCAAAACAAGACTCACCACAGAAGACGAAAGAAAATCTTTTAATGAAGTAGCTGCTAAGTTTAAACAAATTGATAGTAATTTTAACAAAGATGAATTGCTTTCTAATACCGAAAAATTCTTAAAAGAAAGATGTCTTTATAACACTATTGTAAAGACCGCAGAAAAGTTCTCACAAGGGAAAGTAGATGCAGGAGAAACTCTTCAAGAATTTGAAAAGGCTTATGCTATTAATTTAAGAGAGGATTTAGGACATTGGTATTTCGAAGACGTTGATGAACATATCAAAGAATTAACAACTGTATATAAAGCTATTCCTACAGGATGGAAGTTTTTTGATGAAAAAACCGAAGGAGGATTATTCCCCAAAACATTAACAGTCTTTGCAGGACAAGTTAATGTGGGTAAATCTATTGTTTTGGGTAACATTGCAAGTAATATGGCATTAACTGATAGAAATGTTCTTTTGATTTCTTTAGAAATGTCAGAATTCATGTATTCAAAGAGAATTTCTTCACAACTAACACAAATTCCTCTTAATGATCTTAAAACCTACACACCAGAACTTAAAGAACAACTTACCCATATTCGAAAAAATATTAATAGTAAATTTATTGTCAAAGAATATGCACCCAAATCGGTGACTACAAGACATATAGATGCTTATATAACTAAATTAGGACACAAAGGGTTTAAACCGGACATTGTTGTAATAGATTATATTAACCTTATTCTACCTACAACAAAGGGTCAAAATTCTTATGCGGATATTAAAGAAATATCAGAACAATTAAGAGCTTTGTCTTTCAAATATAATATACCTTTTGTGTCTGCTACTCAATTACAACGTGGGAGTTTTAATACATCTTCTCCTGGAATGGAAAGCATTGCTGAAAGTATAGGTCTTGCGGCAACCGCAGATATTATTTGTTCTATTTGGCAAGAAGCAGAAGACAGAGAGTTGGGTGTTATTAATATGGGTATGCAAAAGAATCGATTTGGACCTAACTTTGGTCATGGTGCATTTAAATGTAACTACGAAACACTCACTTTAAAAGAAGTTAATCCTGACCATTTTGAAACAGAGAATCCACAAAGTGCTTTAAATGAAGCCAGTAATGCTTTAGAAAAATTTGCCTAAAATTGACAAAAAAATAAAGGTAAGGTAAATAAGTTTACCATATAAATGTTTAATGAAAAAATTTTAGAAGACTTTATTAGCAGAAGTGATCCTTTAAGTCAATTATCAACCAAAGAATATATTCTAGGAGTTTTTAAATTTGGGTCGTTTTTGTCTATTATCAAAAATAAAAAAATTAACCCTTCAGGGTTATTTACTGCCATTCTAGAAAATAAAGATTTGAGAGAAATTTTTATTAGTATAACCCACTCCGAAAATATAAACGAAGCACTATTAGGCCTCTTGCAACTTTATCCTTCTTTGTTAAAATCAAAAAATACTAAACGACTGTTTAAAAAATCTTTGATGTGACAAACCTAGAAACCAGAATTTACAACACACATTTAATTGTTTCGCGGACTTTAAAAAATAAACCTTTTAAAATTAAAAAGTCTTTTGAAGGATTTGAAGAAGACCCGAAATATTTTTCAGTTAAAAGACTTTCGACGTTCTTTACGAGATATCCTGATATTGATATGGAACTTTATTTCAAAGCTCCTTACAAGCTTTATCCTGATGTTGCTTATTTTGATTTAAATTATTTTGCTTCTCCTAGAGCCATTAAATCATATACAATATATAAACAACTTTTAACAAAGAGTTCTCCAGACAGTCAATATGATGAGGTCAAAGAATCACTTTTGTTTATTTGCAAATTTTGTGTTCAAAATAAAATACAGCTTCACGACTATTTAGAACATTCAGAAAACTCATCAGAAAACTCTTGGGTATACCATATCAAAAAAAATTTGATTAATCCTTATTCTATTATGGAATTTGATAACGTATCTTCATATATAAATAAAATGCCTGAAGATACCAGAGAACTTTTTCTTGGGGATTTTGGAAAAAACTTTCTCGATTACCGACAAAAGTATATCAACTCAGATAAACTCAGACCTTTTTTAACAAAAGCTTTTATCAAATTAAAACTTTTTATTGATAAAAATATTCAATAAAACATTTGATATTATTACAACCAACTATATAATCATAAATCTAAATCAACCCAATATACTATTATGACATTCACAAAAAATATGTTCGATGCAATTAAAACCTCTCTTAGTAACAAGAACGGAGAAAGTTCTTTTAAAGAGATCATGAAATTTGAATCTGGTAAAACCTACTTGGTTCGACTAGTTCCTAATGTAATTGAACCTAAAAATACTATCTTCCATTATTATCATCATTCTTGGAAGAGTCTATCTACAGGTCAATTTGTAACAACACTTTGCCCTACAACCTACGGTGAGTCTTGTCCAATCGATTCTTATGTTTTGAAGACATACAATACAGGTTCTTCAGAAGAAAAGAGCAAACTCAAAGAGGTTTCTCGTAAGGAAAATTGGATGGTCAATGCTTATGTTATCTCTGACCCAACCAACCCAGAGAATGAAGGTAAAGTAAAAGTTATTCGTTATGGTAAAGAATTGGCTAAGATCATTAATAATGCTATTGATGGAGATGACGCTGATGAATTTGGTGTCAAAATTTTTGATCTGTCTGATGGATGCACCTTTAAAATTAAGTGTGAATCTCGTTCAGCTAATTTCGGTGGTGCAAATCGTATGTTGACTACCTATGTTTCTTCTAAATTTATGTCTCCTTCAAAATTGGAAGGAATTGATCAAAAGAAACTAGATGAGGTTTACAATAGTGTTCATGACCTCAATAAGTTCTTTAAACCAAAAACACAAGCAGAACTTCAACGTATGTTGGATCAACATTATTTCTGTGTATCTGATGTGGTTGAAGACACTACCGATGAAGATGAAGTAATTGAGGTTAGATCAACAACCCCATCACCAAAAGAAGTAGAAAAAAATGATGCCTTGAATAGTATCTTTGAAGGTATTAAAGAAAGTTCGGAAATTCCGGAATCGAAACCAACACCTCCTAAAGCACCTACATCAACTGATGAAGATGATACTGATGCTAAACTCAAAGAACTTCTCGCAGGACTGTAATTTTTAATAATATATGATTCATTCTAACGGAAATATTTCTTATACAGAAGACGAAAAGAAAATTCGTATTGAAGAAGCTTCTAAACATTTCGGTTCATTTATGGAAGCATTGGGATTTGATTATAAGTCAGATCCCAATGCACAGGATACACCTCATCGTGTATCTAAGGCTTATATGAATGAACTTCTTTTTGGTTGTTTTAGTACTCAACCAAAAATTACAGCATTCGATAATGTAGACAAATATGATGGTATGGTTTGTCAAACTAATATTAAAGTAGTAAGTTTGTGTGCTCATCATTGGCTTCCCTTTACTGGTGTGGCTCATGTAGCTTACATTCCTTCTGAAGAAGGTAAAGTAATTGGTCTTTCTAAATTAAATCGAATTGTAGATTGGTTTGCTAGACGTGCTCAAGTTCAAGAAAATTTGACAATGCAGATTCACAATTACGTAAATCGTGTTTGTGAAAACAATAAAGGTGTAGCTGTTCTTTTAGAAGCAGGTCACACATGCTGTTCAAATCGTGGAATTGGTCATAATAGTAATATGAAAACAGCTAAAATGTCTGGAGTATTTTTGGATAACGGTAATAATGCTCGTTCAGAATTTTATAAGTTTGTTGAATTTGCTAAAAATAATCCCTCATAACATATGGAAAGTTTTGAAGATCAATTAGCCACCGCATTCGTAGCCAAAATGGCTGGAATGACTTTAAAGCAAGTTGATGATAGTACAACTCATAGAACAAGTGGACCAGCAACACGTATTGATCCTGCTTCTTTCTTGACGGTGGTTCAAGAAAGAAAAAGAGAAGAGAAACAGAGAGAAATGGATCAACTTAACAAAATGGCTGAACAAATGTATCCTCTTCCTGAACCAATTCAACCATTACCACAACAACCAATCCAACCTGTTCCTGTTGCTCCTCCAACTACAAATATAACAAACACATCAGAGATAGTTGATGTGTTGAAATCTATTGATAATTCATTAAAAGAATTTGTAGAATACTTCAGAGTTTCTGTTAATGGTATTAAAAAGTAAATTTGATACTTTTTAATTTTGCCTTATTATAAATTAAATGCCTCAAGAAATTACTTTCAATAAAGATGTTTTAGTACAAAAGTTTTTACTTCCTATTAGTAAATTGGCAGACAATGTTTCTCTGATACCAAGAGAAAATGTTCTCTATGCTGTATGTGCTACACAAGATGGAAATATAGTACTTTTAGCTACACTAAAAACAGATACTAATCTTGAGGGAGTAAGTCGTTTGAATCTTCCTGATGTCAAAAAGTTTGTTCGATTGTTAGATTGTGTTGAAGATAGTGAATTGAATTTAACAATTGAAAATAACCACATCAAATATCAGACAGATCAATTTAAATTTAATTATTTTTTACTCGAAGATAGTTACATACAAAAATGTCCAGTTAATCCAGATAAAATAAATCAACTCACTTATGATTCAGAATTTATTTTATCTGGTATTAAATTTAATGAAATTTTAAGAGGAAGTTCAATAGCTACAGATTCAGACAAAGTTTATTTCTATACTAAAGATGGTAATGTATATGCTGAATTAAATGATTTTGAAAGACAAAATATTAACAACATTACTTACTTGGTTAATGATTCATTTGTAGGAGAACCCATCAAAAATACTTTGCCGCTAAATTTAGAAAACATAAGACTTCTTGCAGGATTAAGAGTTGATCATTTCAGAATTAAGGTTAACAATAATTTAAAGGTTACCTTATTCGAATCAAAAGATAATGATGTTTGTGTAAAATTTATTATATCTGCTCTTGTAAAGTAATTTTATTCTGTATAAATTAGAGTATGGCAAATAAATTAACTACACTAGGGTATATCTTAAAAAGACTTCGAGATTCAGGTTATTATTCATATAAACTTTTTTCGGATTATAGTGAATCAGATCCTAGAGCTTGGACTGTTGTAATTGATCCTGGTGTTTCATCTGTGTTCTGTACTTGCTATGTTAATGATCCATTTTTAGATGAAACTTATTTTGAGCTATATGATGGAGGTCAATTTATCCCAGGACGTCTTAAAATTAAAACTAGCTCTTTTGAAGTTTTAATTGAACACTTAGTAAAATATAATATTAATAATAAGGCTCCTGGTTACAAAGATAGACAAAGTTCTAATAAGTAATATCATGCCTCAAAAAAAGAAACCAACCCCAAAAAAGGTTTCAAAAAAAATACAGGCATCTGAATTGGGTAATGATGTTAAAAAATCAAATCATATTTTAGGGGAAAGTACTCTTCAAATAGAAGATCTAATCAAACAAGCTTTTTTACGTTTTTATAATACTACATACACTAATAAAGCCAAAGAAAAAGATTTAGATCATCTAACTCTTATTATGGAAGAATATCTCAAATGTTATATGGTTTTGGGGTATGATTTAAACGGAGAAAAAATTTGCATTATGGCAGCTCATAATGCAGCAGATAGAGATGCTCTTATTGAACACTTGCGTTCGACCTTAGTTGGTATATTAAATCAACAAGGTTAATTAAAAGTGTGGGTCGTAAGAAAAAACAAGAAATAATTCCATCAGTAGAAACATTCCCAGATATTTTCGAAAATCCTATTAATGATTTTCAATATTATCGAGGAGATAAAAATGTTCCTAAATCTGAAGCACAATTTGAGTGGACACCTAAAATGGTGGAAGAACTCAAAAAATGTAAAGATGATATTATTTACTTTGCAGAAAATTATTTTTATATAGTAAATCTTGATAGAGGTAAAGAAGTTATTAACCTCTACACCAGACAAAAACAGATACTTCGATCTTTAATTAATAACAGATTTACTATCTTATTGTCTTGTCGACAATTCGGTAAAACTACATTAATGACCATTTATGCTCTTTGGTTAGCTTGTTTTGAATCAGATCAAAGAATCATGGTAGTTGCCAATAGAGAACAAACAGCTATCAATGTATTTAAAAGAATAAGATTAGCTTATGAACAACTACCAAATTTTTTAAAGCCGGGTGTCAAAGAATATGGTAAAACTGGTTTAACATTCGATAATGATTCTAGTATTGGTGTTAGTACAACAACCTCTACCGCAGTAAGAGGTGAAAGTATTTCATCCCTTATTATTGACGAAATGGCGTTTATTGAGTGTTTAGCTGGTGACACGACCATTAAATTAAAAAATGAAAAAACGGGTGAGATAAAAAATATACATATTGAAGAATTATATAAATCACTCCAAAATGCATAAATAAAATTATGCTCGACAAAAGTATTATACGTCAAAAAATTATAAATTTTTTTACAACAGAATGTAATAATAAACTCAATAAAAATGTTTATTATGAAAATTTTTACGCACTAAGAAATAAAAAAGAAATATTTTTTTACATTCAAAATTATTTTAATGGTACTGTTTTAGAAAATGCTCCTTTAGCACAAAAATATTATCATATATATTGGAATATCCCCCCAGAAAATATTCCGGATAAACGTTTTTGTAATTTTGTTAAAGGATACTTAAAAGGAAAGGTAACATATAGCGCAAAAAAATTAAATTGGTTTATTGAAAATGTGAATAATTTTATACCAGACAATAATGAAAAAATTTCATTAAATGATAAAACAGTAAAAGAAAAAATAAAAAATTATATTAAAAAAGTATCTTATAAAAAATTTATAATGGATAAAAATCTATTAAATTTTGTTTTTAATAGACAATTTCCCGAAATTTTAAAAAATAATTTTGAAAAAATTATTTTTTATTTTTATGGTTCTGGATGTTTTTGTAAATGTGGTTCGCTTAAAGAAATAAAATCATTTAATTATTTGTTAAAAACTTGTAATAACAAAAAATGCAAACATGATTGTTTATCTGAAGCAGCAAAAATTAAAGATATATCATTTTTATTTACAGAAGAAATTCAAAGAAAAAGACTTTTAGCTAAAAAAAATTATAAACACAGTGAAGAAACTAAACAAAAAATCAAAGAATCTAATAAAAAAATTTGGACAGAAGAAAGAAAACAAAAACAGCAAGAACAAATAATTGAAAATAAAATTTCTGAAAGAATGTCAGAAATTATGAAAAATAAAATTTTTAACGGGGAATTTACTCCTTGTACCCAAAATCGTCTTAATCATAAAAGACTTAAAAGTGAAATTACAAATATACAAACATATCGAAGTAGTTGGGAATTAATTTTTCACGAACAAAATACGCATTTAGAATATGAAACTTTAAGAATCGAGTATTACTATAATAATGAGAAAAAAATATATATTGTTGATTTTTGGGACCCAATAAAAAGGATAGCGATAGAAATTAAACCTTCAAATTTACTAATAGACGAAAAAACAAAAGCTAAAATAAATTTTTTAAAAAATTGGTGTCTAAAAAATAATGCAACATATAAAGTAATAACAGAAAAAGAATTTAATTTTTATGGACAATGAAAAATTTAATATAGATGATTGGTCTATTGAAACACCAACAGGTTGGAAAAAATTTAAAGGAGTAAAAAAATATAGTAAAAAGGTATTGTATTTAGTAACCACAGAAAAAAACAAAAATGTAATTGTATCTGCTAATCATGCATTTTTAGACAAAAATAATAATAAAATTTTGTGTAAAAATTGTCTTAATAAACAAATTCAAACAAAAGACGGTTTAGAAATTGTTATAAAAAAAGAAAAAATAGATAAGAATTATGTATATGATATAGTTGATGTTGATGACGGGCATGTTTTTTATGCAAATGAAATTTTACACCACAATACACATCTTATTGAGGACTTCTGGAAATCTGTTATTCCTGTTATTTCTTCCGGTAAAAAATCTAAAATATTTGCAGTCTCTACACCAAACGGCACCGACAATAAATTTTATGAGGTTTATTCTGCAGCTGAAAGAGGTAAGAGTACTTGGAAAGCCGAAAGAGTAGATTGGTGGGACATTCCTGGAAGAACTGATAGATGGAAAGAACAAATGATAGCCACCCTTGGTTCTGAAGAAGCATTTTTACAAGAATTTGGAAATGTGTTTTTAGATGGCGGTAATTCTGCAGTGGGTGCTCAAATTATTGAAAGATTCAAAGAAAATAGAAAAACACCTATCTATAGTTTAGATAATGACACTTATAGAGTTTTTGAATTACCAGATCAGCAAAAATTTTATGCTATCGGGGTGGATGTTGGTGAAGGTATAGGAAGAGCTGCATCTGTTGCTCAAGTATTAGATATAACTGATTTAAAAGATATTAAACAAGTAGCAATTTATGGAGATAATTCTATTGAACCTTATCACTTTGCTAATAATTTGGTGAAATTGTGTGGTCAATGGGGAAATCCGCCATTATTAGTAGAAAGAAATAATTGTGGTGGTCAAGTTATTGATGCACTGTACCACAAACATGAATATGAAAAAATAGTATCATGTTCTAAAATATCTTCAACCACACAACAAACCACCAGACATTTAGGAATTTTATCACACACCAATTTAAGATTTGCTGGTGTCTCTAATATGAGATATTGGACAAATACATTACAATGTGTACAAATTAATGATATTGATACTATTAAAGAATTAGAAACTTTTATTAAATACCCAAACGGAACTTATCGTAAAAAGAATGACAATTTTTACGATGATCGTGTTATGGCGTTAGTATGGACTTTGTTTATTTTAGAAACAGAAATTTGCCAACAATACTTTCAAGTAGATGATTTTGACGATCAAGGAAAACCTTCTAGAATATCTGACATAGGATATTGGGACAAGGATTCACGATTATATGGTGTTAAAGAATTAAGTAATACAGAAACAATTACTCCTTTAATTTCAATGTCATCTTTACAACAACAAACAACAACTCCGTCTTCTTTGTTTAATGATAAAAATCTTTTTCCTGAAGAAGATAAAGATTTTTTTGATCTTATGGGAGAAGGGTGGAAAGCATTATGAATCCCGAACCAGTAGATCTTTGTAGTTTAGGTAATCCGCAACAACAGTCACCATTAAACATGGGAACAAAAGATAAATTTGTTCTTGTTTTAAACTTACCTAGAATTATGAGAAAAATGGCTTCTACTGATCCTACTATTTCGGTAGATCCGTTGCAATTGACTATTTTTGGTACTATTGTTCCTGATATTTTAGTACCACCACAAGAAGTTCCTTTTTCAGGTCAAACCTACAATGTAACTTCATATAGTCGTCCAAATTATCCTCCATTAAATGTAAATTTTGTAGTAGATAATAGATTTAAAAATTATTACATCTTGTGGAAATGGTTATCAATATTAAGTGATCCTTTACAATCAATGTATGCGGGTACAGATCCAGAATCTTGGAAGGATCGAATTGAGAATGGTACACTTACAGAATATCAATCTATTTTTTCTTTATTGTCTAAAGATGAATATAATAAAACAGTAATTGAATTTCGTTACTCAGGAGCATTTATCACAGGTCTAGGTGCTATTAACTATGATTACAATGATGCAACGAACATAAAATCTTCAGTACAATTCCAGTTTAGTCAGTTGGATGTAATTTATAACGCACAAAAAATGACCTAAAAAACATAAATAAAATATATAACATTATGAAGTCAATTAATTCTCCGGGTATACAAATTATAGAAACAGACTTATCACTTTACCAACAAGTTGGTGGAGGTACTACAGTTTTTTTACCAGGTTTTGCTAATCAAGGTCCTATTGATGAAGTACTTCTCGTTACTTCAATTTCAGAATTTGAAACTATCTATGGTCGCCCCGAAACAGCAGCTGAAAAATATTTTTATTATACCGCTAAAGAAATCGTAGGTACAAATGCCAATCTTTTAACTACCAGAATCCCTTATGGTTCAGGTTCAGGTGAAGGTTTCGCTAATCAATATAGTGCACTTCTCTATCCAGTAGCTTCCGCTTCAGGTCGATTTGATATTGGTGCACCCGTACACGTTACACTTGACCAAACTCAATATAACGATATTGTACAAAATAATTTTACCTGGGGTAATATTGGATCTACCTTAAACGTCCCTTCATTAAACTTGAATTCTTTAAATGCTGGTTTTATTGTTATAAATGAAGCACAAACCACAGTTAATGAAATTTTTGAAGGTTATTATATTGGTATCGCAGATAACACAGAATTTGGACCTAACTCAGACTTCTCTTCTGTTACTAAATTTTACAGTTTAACTGGAAGTGGTAAATATTACACTGTTCCTGATGCTCGCTTAGGTTTCAGTCTTTCAGCTGCGGCTTCATTACAAGGATCAAATTCAGTTTCTGAAGTCATTGAATCTATTCCTACCTATAATTTCGGTGATGAATATTACAACGACTCAGTAATCTTAACAGTATTAAAGGTTCGTAATTCGATATATGAACCACAAACACTTACATACGGATTAGCCGAATCATTTATCGGTTCTTTTGACTCTAAGAAAAAGACCGGGGCCAATGTAGGTGGAACCACTAAATCATTCTTCTTAGAAGATGTTGTTAATAACTCTTCTAATAATATTAAAATTTTAATTAACCCAGCACTTTCAAAGAAAACAAATTGGAATAGCTTAACTTCTGTTAATCCTGGTGTAAGTGTAAGAACATTACAACAAACTAAAGCAATATACCCTGTTGGTGTATGGACAACCTCATATACTATTGATAACGATAAAATTACCGGTAGTATTATCACTAAACTTGAAAGAGCTCTTACCCACATTGAATCAACTGAAAACATTTCAGTCGATATTTTAGTTGATGGTGGTCTTTCAACTGTGTTTGCTAATGCATCATCATTCCATTATGACGATGCAAAATACGTAGACATTGACGAATTGACTAATCCGAATGCCATGGTAATTGAACGTTGGAGATCATGCTTCAATGTTTTCAATCGATTTGTTACAGAAATAAGAAAAGATTGCGTATTTATTTCTGATCCTTTAAGACAAAATTTTGTTAATGGTGAAAATACAAAGATTACTTCTTTAAGAGAAGCTACATTCTCTACTAACATTTATACACCTCTTAAAAATTGTTATTCTTCAATTAACAGTAACTATGCAGCAGCTTATGCTAACTGGTTAAAAGTTTATGATGCTTATTCAGACAAAATGATCTGGATACCTTCTTCAGGTTATGCTGCGGCGGTTTATGCTCGTACAGATACCGTTGCACAACCATGGATTGCTCCTGCAGGTTTAAATAGAGGCACATTAAACAATATTGTTGATATTGCATTTAATCCGAATCAAAAACAAAGAGACTTCCTATATACAATATCTCTTAATCCTATTGTTCTATTCAGTGGTGATGGGTTTACAATTTTCGGTCAAAAGACCTTACAAAATAAACCATCTGCATTTGATAGAGTCAATGTTCGTAGATTGTTCTTGACACTCGAAAGAGCAGTACAAAAAACACTCAAATACTTTGTATTCGAACCTAATACAGAATTTACACGCACCAGAGTCAGAAATTCAATTTCTCCTGTGTTTGAATTAGCAAAAAATACAGAAGGGTTGTATGATTACCTTATCGTTTGTGACGAACGTAATAATACACCTGATGTAATTGATAGAAATGAACTTGCAGTTGATATCTACATCAAACCAGTCAAGGCAGCAGAATTCATCTTAGTTAATTTCATTGCTACCAGAACAGGACAAGATTTCCAAGAACTCATCTAATTTAGATAAATAATAATATATGGCACAGAACATCTCAGATTTTTATAGATCAGTACAAAGCAAAGACTTCGCTCGCCAATTTCAATTTCGCGTAGCTCAGTTAGCCAACACCAACTTTGGTGAAGAAACATTAATTTACCTTGAGACTGCAAGTCTTCCTGGTAGATCAATTAACAATGTTCAGGTTCCTTTTATGGGCCTTAATTTCAATGTTCCTGGCACTGCTTCATATCCAGGTTCTGAATCATATGCGGTTACTTTCCGTTGTGATCAAAATTATGACATTCGTTCAGCTTTAGAGAATGCTACATTTAATACTTTTGATGATGCAACCTCTTCGGGAAATTACAACATTGCTAGAAATTCTTCTGTAATCTCTTTAAATCTATTAGGTAAAGCTGGTAATACAGTTCGTCAATACACCCTTTACGGTGCTTATGTCGTTTCTGTCGGTGATATCTCTTATAACTTAGGAGATAATGGTACTATTCAAACAGTTCCAGCTACTTTAGCATATCAATATTGGAGAGTTACTTCTACTAATAGATTCTTACCTCGTTTATTTTAATATTTAGCAATAAATATTATTGCTATCTATGCCTGAATTTAGTGGACAAATTCCATTTTTCCTTACTAATGTTTTAAGTAAACCAGCAGGTGCTTTACCTAAAGGAGCACAATGGGTTTTAAAATTTGAAGGTGCATTTTCAGCAGGAGGAAATACTAACCGAGGGTTAGATTATGGAGAGGTTTTACCTGTAGCTGCTATTAAAAGTGGCTTAGAATATGAACCCATGAAATGGGAAGTAGATAAAGCCATGAAAACTACTTTAAATGCAGATTTGCAAGAAGTTAAGGGTTGTATGTTTGCTCAAGCAGTTCAAATTCCAGGAGAAAGCAATCAAGTTAATCCGGAAGGGATTCAGACTAATGGTTTTATTCGTAGTAATGTTGGTGGTGGTAGGGATTCATTTCCAGCTTTATCAATTGTCTTTTTAGAAACTAATGTTAGTTTTGTAGATAATGTTATTCGTCCTTGGGTAGTAGCTACAGCACATTTAGGGATGATTGCTAGACGAGGAAAAGACAATTATAGATGTAACATATCAGCTTACAAATTAGGAGTAATTGATAGTAATACAAAACCATACGTATTGCAAAAGTTTACATTTTTTGGTGCTTGTCCTATAAGTGTTGGTGGAGAAGAGTATAATTACACTCAAACTAATTCTCCTGTAAACAGAGAGACGACATTTACATATCACTATTACAACACAGAAACTAATGAAAATGGTAATCAAGCTTTAATAAGAGCTCATTACAATGAACAAATACCAGTACCTCTAAGTACTCCTGTTAGAGGATCTAACATTGATGTTGCTAGAGCGACCAGAGTTCAATAAATCTTAATGTGGCGTTTTATTCGCAAATACAATTAAGTGATAAAAAAATAATTTCCTGTAAAGAACTCAAGGTCAAACATCTTAAAATAATTTATAAATGTTTATTGGGAGAAGAAATAGATCCAGATTTATTATTTTTTAATCTCAATAAAATTTTAAAAAAAATTACAAAAAATACTGACATTGAATCTCTTCACTTTGTAGATTTTTTTATTTTGTTACTAGAATTAAGATGTTCGAGTATGGGTGATGTTATTACTCTTCAATTCAATGAGAACACTACACTAGAAATAAATCTTTACAAAATAATAGAGGAATTAAAAAGTATCTCAATTGAAGATATTTTAAGTGAAAATAAAGAAAGTGTTATAACAGCTATTTACAAATTACCGACAATAAATGAAATTATCGAATTGAATAAAAAAATAGACAACATTTCTTATTTTTTTATCAAAGGGTTTAAGTTAGAAAATGAACTTTATCATTTTAAAAATATTCAAGAGTGTGAAGAAGCATTTAAAAAAATTCCAGCTAAATTTTTCTCCGATTCATTTAAAAAAATAAACGAAATAGTAAATTATTTTAATAATTTAGATTTGTTAAAATATAATGAAAAATTAAAAGAAAAGGTTTCTTTGTATTTTAATTTCAACATTAAAAATTTATCTATTATTACAAGACTTTTATTTGGTAATCAATTAATGTCTCTGTATGAAAACATTTTCGCTCTTTGTAAATTAGGAAATTTTACCGCAGAATATATAGAAAATTGTAGTCCAGGGGAATACTTTTTGTTAGTAAAAAAATTAGAAGAAATAAACAAACAAAATAATAACAACAACACACAACCAAATCATGATTTGATGGAATCAGATTTTGATGAAAGTCTTTCGGAAGAAGAACCTTTAAATCCATATGAATCAGATAATCTACCACCCATTACTTCTCAATTTACAGGGTGAGAATAAAAAAAATCTTCTATAAATACACATATGACCGAAATTAAAGATATTCTATCTGCTCTTAAATCCTTGGATGAGACAACAGGATTTGATGTTTTTATTCCTTCTTTACAAAAAGAAGTAAGATTTAAACAACTAACTACAGAACAACTTAAAAGAATTTTAAAAAGTGTTGTAGATTCACCCATTTACAATACAGAATTTACTTTATCATTTAATAACATTATCAAAGAAAATTGTTTAGACACGAATATATCTATAAACGACTTTACTGTTTATGATAAAATTTTTATTTTGTTAAAAACCAGAATAGAAAGTATTTCTGAAAATTACAATTATTCTTTTACTAAAGAAGAAAAAGAAGAGAATAATTTAAATGTGGAAAAGGTTTTGGTAAATTTAACTAATATCTATCAAAGCGCTGTTGAAAATTGTGAAACTTTACCTGAAGAATTAATTGAAGTGGATCAATGCACCATTAAATGTAATTTACCTTCTCTATTAACTGAAAATAAATTAGAAAAAGAATTACATAAAAATGTTAAAATCGAAGTCGAATCTCCCGAAGAATTGAGAAACATTATAGGGGAAACCTTCATAAACGAAGTAACTAAATTTATTTCATCTATTAAAGTAAACGATCAAAGTATTGAATTGTCTAATATTGATTTTAAAAATAGAATTAAAATTGTAGAACAATTGCCTACTAATTTGATTAATAAAGTAATCAAGTATATTGAAAGTTACAGAAATATTACAAAAAATATATTAAATTTTACAGTATCTGTTAAAAATGAACAGGATCAATTAGTAGTTTTAAATAAAGAACTATCGTTAGACGCTTCTCTTTTTAATATGTAACTTGAGACATCTTCTTAAATAATATAGAAGATGTTAGGAGATAATCAAACTAATACCCTTAAAGATCAAACAACACTTGGTAAGTTTGATCTGAGTCAAGATTTTTTGAAACAGGTTATTCAAAAAGCTTCTAAATTAGCAGAAGCTTCATTGAGTAAAAAAACAAAACAACCTGTAGATAAATCATCTAAACCAGGCGGTATATTAGGTAATATTATCGCTCCCATATTCTCAAACAAATCATCTCCGTCAAAAGAAAAGGATTTGATCGCAGATGAAGAGAAACCAAAAGTAGTTTTAATTGGAGGTATTACAGATGAAGGTTATAAAGATTTAGCCAGAAAGCTTCCAGACATTTTAAAAGGTATTATAGACCTCAAAAAATTAGATAAAAAAGAAGAAGGTAAAAAGGGAGGAAGTCTTTTAGATTTATTACCTCCTGGTATATCTAAATTATTAGGAGGAGCATTAATGGCTGGTGGTGGTATTACTTTATTGTTAGGAGGTCTTGCTGCTTTAATTACAGGACTTAATACGGAAGGACCATTTAAAGGATTATTAAAGATTTTAAGTAAAGTGGGTATTATGGGAGGTTTAAAACTTTTAGAAAAAGGAGCTTTAAGTCTTATTAAAAATTTAAAATCTTTTATTGGTGCTCCTATTAAACTTTTTCAATCTGCTTACAAAGCATTGAGAGGTGTTTTTGGTAAAGGTGTATCTAAAACTCTTACAGGGGTTATAGCTAAAACTCCTGGGTTGCTTACAAAGATGCTTGGAGGTTTGGTAAAATTTATTACCCCTCTTTTAAAACGTTTACCTTTAGTTGGTACTGTTATTAGTTTAAGTTTTGCTTATACTAGATTTAAATCCGGAGATGTAGTTGGTGGTATTATTGATGTATTATCTGGTATTGCTTCTATAATTCCTGGTGTAGGCACAGCGATCTCTATTGGTTTAGATGTTCTTAATGCCTTCTTGGATTACAAAGCTGGTGGTGCTACAGGAGAAGCAAGCAAAACTAAAATGGGAATGATTGGCGATTTCTTTGGAAAGATATATGACGTTATTGGAGAAAAACTTAGTGCTGCTTTTACTTGGGTTGCTGACTTGGGTAAAAAATTTATTGAAGGTAAATGGGGTGAAGCATTTGTTGAAGTAGCTAAATTTGTACCTGGAATGGGTTGGGTTGTAGATTTAATGGGAGGAGAAGAAGTAGTAACTCAAGCTGGTGATACTGCGGGTGGACAATCTATAAATTTCTTAAAGGGTGTTAAAGATTTTATTTTTGAAAAAATTACCAATGCTATGGGCTGGGTTGGTGAAATTGGCAAAAAATGGATGGATGGTAAAATTGGAGATGTTATTGTAGATATATGTAAAACTATACCTTATATGGGGTGGGTTGTGGATTTAATGGGTGGTGAAGAAAAAGTAACAGAAGTAGGAAATACTGTAGGAGGCAAAGTAATAGATTTCCGTAATTTGATTACCGATACTATTATGGGTAAACTTAAACCTATTTTTGGGATGTGGGTGAAAATAGGAGAAAAATTTATGGGGGGAGATCCTGGAGGTGCATTGGTAGATATTGCCAAAATGACTCCTGGTCTGGGGTGGATAGTAGATTTATTAGGAACTGATAATTTGGAATCTTCTATAAATAAGGCAGCGGGCGCAGCTGCATCTGGTGATCTCTTTGGTTCTGTCGCTGGATTATTTGAAGATATTAGTAAAACTATCAAACAAAAATTTTTAGATAATGCTTTAAGTTTAATACCAGACACTATTCTCGGTTTTCCTGTCAGAGCGTTAATTGCACAAAAATTAGGATTACCCATTCCTCCTGGTACCACTATTAAAGCTGAAGGATGGCTTGCAGAAAAAATTGCAGGTGCAGCTGGGTATGATCAAAAAGCTTTAGAAGACATAAAACCACCTGAAGCTACTCCAACACAACAAACCCCTACTTCAACACCAGAAACAGAAATTAACGTTTCACAGAGTCCACAAGACAAAAACAACAAAGAAGCAACAGTAACAGAAACGAAGATTCCTGCCGCAGAAGACGGAGCAATTGCAACCTCTCCTACTGTAGCACTAATAGGTGAAGCAGGTCCTGAAGCAGTTATTCCTTTAGACAAATATATGTCACCTGAAGGATTTAAAATTAGTAATGATCTTTTAGGAACTATCGCAAGTAATACAGCAAATACTAATGAAACCATTAAAAATTTAAGTAATGCTATTTTAAAATTAGCATCAGTCTTTAATAACAACCAACCTAACAATAATAGTAATATAATTGTTAACAACCAACAATCTCAACAATTACCATCTGCTGCTCAATTAGCTGCTTCTAATGTAGATCCTATAAGGATGATTAGGAGACAATTTGCTGTGTCATAAGTATTAATATGTCAGAACCAGGAACATATGCTAGCGGTGAGGCACAAACGTCTAATCCGACATTACGACCAGAAAGTGTTATAAATCAGCTTGAAACAAAAGCCAAAGAACTTTCTGAAAAGTTTGCACCAATTAAATCAGGTGCAGCTACTTATATTTACGATGTTAAAGGAGAATCGTTTGATGTTGTAAAAGATTATACTTGGACATTATCCAAAAAAACAGATGAAGTTCCTGTAGTTAAATTAGTAGAATTTGAAGTAGATGAATCTACTATAGTAAATCAAATTAGTTATTATGCTTCGGGTTTGGGCAATCAACTTAAGGGTAATGAAGATCCTATGTCGCCTTATGAAAATTTATTTCCTCAAAAATCTACAGGAAATAATTTTAGGTTTCCTTATTTCTCTGATGTTAACTTTGAAGTTTCTACCCCAGTATGGCAAACCCTTGATGCTGTAGAACAGGGGTTTAATGCTATAGGACTAGGCGATGCTTTCAAAGGAATTGAAGGTATATATAAAACCGGATTAGCTGCTGTCTATCCAAGAGTCGGTATTATGGACAGACCAAGGGTATGGCAGAATCATGAATTTCGTACTATTAATATTAAATTTCCACTTTTCAATACAATAAATCCAGATGATTGGGAAAAAAATAGATTTTTATGTTGGGTATTAGTAAACAACAATCTTTTCACTAAACGAGACTTTATTACAAGTATTCCCCCGGTTTACTATCAAGTGATAATTCCAGGACAGCACTTTAGTTACGCTTCTTGTGTTACCAATTTAACTATTAATAATAGAGGTAATATGAGAACATTAAAAGATCGAAGTGGGAATGATTGTATTGTGCCTGATGCTTATGAAGTTAATATGACTTTAACGGATATGGTTATGCCTAGTCGCAATTTGTTTCAACATTTAAGTAAGGTTCAAGTAGGATAATAGTATATGTATCAAAACAATATTCAAGATTTACCTAGATTAAAACGTTCTAATTACGAAAACATTTTCAATGTTTATACAAATGAAGATGGTAGGTATTACTATAATCTTTTACAAACCATAGTTATTCCTAAAAATTTACCTGATGGGTATTTTGAAGATTATGATGTAAGATATGGGGATACTTGGCCTTTTATTTCTTATAAGAAATATGGTAATCCTAACATTTGGTGGATAATAACTGATGTTAATAATATCGCTGATGCTACTGTAATTCCTGAACCAGGGTCTACTTTAAAAATTTTAAAAGCAGATTCTGTTAAATTAATTTTAAATCAAATATCAACCAGTAAACTTTATTAAATTTTAATAACATGAGAATTGTAGAAGATGCTGTTTTTGATACTAAATTTAACCACGTAAAACATACAGTGGAGTTGTATCTTGATGGCGGTAATGGGGAGTCAGACAATCTTATTTTTCCTATCAACCCCAATTCTATAGTAAATTTAACTATAGAAGATTCTTTATCAGATTGGCCTGCAAGAGGACACATGACGTTTTTTTATAATCCAGAATCTGGGTCTGGTAGTATGAATTATAAGTTGGGTCAAATTTTAGATAGTACTACTAATATTAATACTATTGCACCCAAAACTTTTTATAATTTTAGAAATGATGGTAATGATAAATTAAGAGTTCGTATTGTACCTACTCTTTCTGATTCTAACACCCAAAGTCAAATTCCAGGTCTCACTAATATTTCAGATCCAAAACATTGGACTCTTTCTTATCTTTTTTCTGTCTATGATATAGA